TAATTCATCAACAAAGATAATAATATCATTTCTACTTTTCAATTCATCAATGATAGCTTTCATTCTTTCTTCAAATTGACCTCTATACTTAGTTCCAGCCACTAAAGAACTCATTTCTAATGATAAGATACGCTTATCAAGTAAATTTGTTGGACAATCACCTGCAACGATTAATTGGGCAAGACCATCTACAATAGCAGATTTACCAACACCAGGTTCACCTATAAGTACAGGATTGTTTTTATTTCTTCTACTTAAAATCTGTGCAACTCTCTCAATTTCTCTTTCACGACCAATAACTGGATCTAACAAATTTTGTTTAGCCAATTCTGTAATGTCTGTTGAAAATTGTAATAGGATGCTTTCTTTTTTTGTATTTTCTTCCATAGTATTTATTTAATGATTTATTTAATTGTTTCTATTTTATAATATTTAGTTATTAAAGTTTAATTTTATTGGAACTAAATTTTTTAGTATTCTGATTCCCATTCTTTTATTTTATTTACCATGGTTTCTAAACCACAATCTTTATAATCTTCAACGTGTTTTTTACCAATTAATCTTATTCTAATTATTTCACAATCACCACTACCTTGTGCATCTATCTGATAAACATCAGAGATGAATTTGTTCATATAGAATGAGTTTGTATCTGAATTAACTTCAATTAAAGTAAATCCAAGTGTTTCAAGTAATTTTATTGCTTCGTTCATTACATTAAGTTTAATTCTATTTTTATTGGCAATGATTTTAATACTATATTAGTATTTGTCTCTAAACAAAATATTTCATCACCAATTGAAAATACATTATCTAAATCAAATAATTTTATTTCTTTTTCAGAGAACATTCTAGCATCATTGATGTCTAATACAAATAAGTCTCCCTCGATATCATCAACATAATACCAATATTCTTTATTGTTTTCAGTGTATTTATATACAAATTTTTTCATATACGTTTATTTATAATTTTTATAGATTTCTTTCGATTTTAAAAAGTTTTGTTCGGAATCATATTCCCTTTGTTTTATGAGTTTAAAAATTTTATAAAGACCAAGTTTTTCCACATTTACTACAACTATGAGTCCAACCATCTTCTGGTTTTCGTAGTTGTTTAATATCATGGTCACAAACCGATTTTATATCAGATTGTTGTTCGAAAGTAATGTCTAACTTTTTTACTTCTTTTTTAGTTTTATTTTTCATATATATTTTACGGTTTCTCATTTTATCGAAATACTCAATCTGTGCATCAGTTAACTTCTCAACCCATTCTTTGAAATAATGTTGATATTTTGGAGCATTACTTATGCGCCATTCATTTTCTAACCAATTAAATAATGCTCTATTTTTCATTTTATTCAATTACATTAACGGTTTTGGTTTTATTTATTTTCATTTACAAATATAATTTTATATAGTTACTGATAATTCAATTCTTACTCCGTAAGCACCTTCATAAACACCGATAATCCAAAACATACCGAATTGTGACCTATAATCATTTACTGACCTAGTATTAACTATCTTAATATATGTTTCTTCATCATGACTACAAATAGTTTTTAGTAACTCTTCTCTGAAAGCATAGAACTCGGCAATGCTCATATTTGGTATTGTAGAACCTGAATACTTATTCACTATACTTTTCACATCTAATTCTTTGAAAAGTGTTTCATATTTCTTATTTGAATTACTCATATTATTTATTTAGGTAGGTTTGTATTAAAAATAATTTCGTCTTTTTTTAGTTCTTTTTTAATTTTTTCAACTTCGTTTTTAAGTTGAACAGGATTTACTTTTGTAAGGTCATTTATACCTTTAAAACGAATAATTTGATATTCCATAGGGAAAGAAAGACCAAAAACATTACTTTTTTCATCTTTACCAAACAAGATAGCTTTCTTCATTTGTTTTTCAAAATTAGAATATTCTACTAATTCTTCAACAACCCAATCAATATCAATATCTAAAAAGTGGTCACTGATATCAGATTTCACTTTTGGTAGATTCGAAATAAGTTTCTCTATTTCTTTAATTTTTTCTCTATTAGGTTTATAATCACCTTTAACATCGTATGCATCTAACATACCTTCTCCACCATTACCACTATTACTATAAAAAGCGACTTTCTTATTATCTAAGAAAACATTACAAGTGATAGCCATGCTTTCACGACCTTGCATTGTTTTTACTGATTTTATTGTTACTCTATCTTTAAGTTCTTTTTGAAATTTATTCATATGTTTTAATTTTTTTACAAATATACATGATATTTTGGAATAATAAAATTATTATAGTAACAAAGTTATTGCATTATTTTTTAGTTAATTATTTTTTAGATGAACAAAAATACAACAATTATTTGAATTAAAAAAATAAAGGTGCAAGATCATGATATACACTATAAATTATTATAAACTTATCTATTCAAATGAAATAAAATAGACAAAATGAATGTATAATGAATGTGCAGAGTTGAAAATCGAGGATACATTTATCAATTTTTACCTAGAGAGTTTGAATATTTAACTAAAACTAAAAAAGTTGATTATAAAGAATATAAATTAAAATCCGATTTTCTCATAAATATAATGCATGAATTAATATTAAAATTCTATTTTTCAGAAAATTTAGAGGTTAATTATAATTTATGGTCAAGTATTTTGAGAAGAAAATATGGTAAAACATATAATATTTACATACAATATCTAGTAGATAATAAATTTTTTAATTTCGTTTCTAATTATTATGTTGGTAAGAAAGCTAAAACATATAAATTAAATATCACCACACTTGATATAATACGGTATAAAGCCACTGATAATATCTTATTGAAGAAACATAAGAAAGATTATTTAATAAGGACATTTACCGCCCAACAAGAATCTCCAATACCATTAGATTTAAGAAAGAAACTGATTGATGACTTATATCATGTCGAAATTGATTATAATAAATCACTTAATTGGTTAAATCTGGCTAAAAATAATAAAGATATAGATTTACATAAATATATGAAAAATCTTAGTTCTATTGATGGTATTGAAACTGGTCATATATTTTTTAAGTTTGATGCTTTTGGTCGATTGCATACTAATTTCACAGTATTAAAAAAATTCATAAGACAAAATTGTTTAACATTAGATGGTGAAGATGTTTCCGAAATAGATATATCTAATTCTCAACCTTTCTTTTTTGCGGTATATCTTAAAAAAGAAATTGGTATAGAAAACTTTAATGATGAAATTAGTAGATATGTTGATTGTGTAAAAAATGGATTAATATATGATGAATTACAACAAAGATTTCCAGATAAATTAAAGAGTAGAAATGAGGCAAAGATGATGATGTATAAAATATTATTTGGTAATAATTTTGACAATAAACGAGAAAGTAAAATGTTTAAGACTTTATATCCAAGTGTATATGAATACATTAAAGAGTTTAAATATTTATCTGATTCATATAAATCTTTAAGTCATGAATTACAAAATTTGGAAAGCAATTTTATATTTAATACCGTGATTCAAGAAATAAAAACAAAATTCCCACATATACGATTATTTACAGTTCATGATTCAATCGTATTCCCCTCAAAATATAAAAATGAAATAGAATTGATTTTTAATAATCATCTTAGAAAATTGTTATAAATATTATTATTTTTTAATATATAAGATTTATGAGAAGAATGAGTAAAGAAGAATTTATAATAAAATCTAGGAATATTCATGGTGATAAGTATAATTATGATAATAGTGATTTTACAAATGTTCGTAATATAATAACTATTATATGTAATGTTTGTGGTTATGAATTTTCAATAACTCCCGATTCTCATTTATATCAGAAGTCTGGTTGTCCAGTTTGCGCAAATAATCAAAAATATGATAATGATACTTTTATTAAAAAATCTAAAGAAAAACATGGTGATAAGTATGATTATAGCTTAGTTAATTATAAAGGTAATAAAAATGAAGTAAAAATAATATGTCATAAACATGGTGTGTTTAAATTGAGAGCAGGTTCACATTTAAATGGTACTGGTTGTTCAAATGATAAAAAAAGAATGGAACAAGAAGATTTTATAAGAAGATCCATTCTAATACATGGTGACAAATATGATTATAGTTTAGTTAATTATATTGGTTATGATGTTGATGTTTTAATAAAATGTAAAAAACATGAAGTTTTTAAACAACCAACCACATTCACATTTAAGAGGTTCTGGTTGTCCATTATGTAAAGAAAGTAAAGGTGAAGAAGAAATTTCAAAATTATTAAAAGAAAATAATATAAAATTTATTAGGCAACATAAATTTGATGATTGTAGAGATAAAAGTAGATTACCATTTGATTTTTATATACCATTATTAAATATGTGTATAGAATATGATGGTTTGCAACATTTTAAACCAATTCTATATTTTGGTGGACAAGATAAATTTGAAAAGACTATTAATAGAGATAAAATAAAGAATGATTATTGTGAAAAATCTGGTATAATTTTAATAAGAATATCTTATAAGGGAAAAATATTAGAAAAGTTAGATTTTTTATTTAATATATAATGTGAAATAAAAATTAAATAAAATTGATTTTTTTATTTAATATATAAATTAAAACTGATTATTCAGTAAAAAAATAAATAATTCATTATGCCAATACAAAATAAAGACCTTGGTAAATACAGAAGACCTGGTATATTTATCAATGAGATAGATAATTCAATTATAGAACTACCTGTTCAGAATGTGTTGATTAACTTAGTTCCAGGTTTTTCTAAAAAAGGACCTGTAAATAGACCAGTTTACATTACAAACAGAAAACAATTCATTGATATATTTGGTGACATTGATAGAGGTTTGGAAAGAAAAGGTTCTTATTTCCATAGAACTTGTATTAAAATGTTACAAACAGGACCAATATGGGCACTTAACTTGTTATCTACAAATGATACAAGAGATAAATTAAATTGGAAATCAATTTCTTGTGGTGCTGCATTTGATAATGCTGCTACAAAAGAAATGCCTTATTCAAGATTATTTAACAGACAAGATTTCTGGGAGAGAGATGAAGAATCTTTCTTAGATTATGTAAATGATCCACAAGAAGATACAGATAGATTATTGCATATCACGAACTTAGGTGAAAAAACAATAACAACATTCATATACAAATCCACAATAACAGGATTTGATGTGACTTGTGAAAATTGGTATGGTGGTAACGCAAAAGTTCCTTCATATTTACACCCAAAAGATTGGATTTCAGATTATATGGTATCAGTTCTTGTATTAGAAGGTGATTGGACAAATTATGAAACATTATCAGTTGATTCAACTTGGGGTAATTACTTTACAATAAATGGTTTAGATAAAACCGTTATACAAGATTTTGTAGATGAAAAGAATGTAACAACATTAGCATATTATGATTGTTCATTAATTCCTTATTTCAAGGATCTTAATGGAACTGATATGTATATTAAAACACTTATAAATAATGATACTGATAAATCAGGTTTATTCTGTGCATATAATGAGAGTTTATTAATGGACTCAGATTATCCAACAGGAAAAATGGACTTAATTGGTGATGGTATCGTTGGTGAAACAACATCAGCTTTAAACTTCTTATCATATCAAGAATCAATACTTGGTTCTAAAGAATATGCGCAAACAGATTTAGATGATTTTGGTAACGTTTTTGGTAACTATTCAATTGATATGTCAACTGATTTTGCAACTGATAGAACAGGTTCTAAAACTAATGGATATGTTGATGCTAGTTTAGATGCAACAGGTTCAACTTTATATAAAATTTTGGGTTGTGATAATAATTGGTTATATATTCCTAATACAAGTACAAGTGGAACTACACCACAAATAGATGTTGATAATCCACCAACATCAGACTATCATAAAAAATTAGAAGTTAATGATATTGTATTCTTTAATAAGTCATATGGTGGCTTATCTGCAAACACAGCATATTATATTGCTGAAACAACAGATAATAGTAGAGCATGGAGATTAAAATCTACTATTGGTGGTTCTGCCATTATAATTGATAATACTACACAACCAGTTAATTTATACATACAACAATTAAGATTTGATATGAATACACTTTCAGGTAAAGTCTTTAATATTGCTGGAGAACAATATACATTTAATTCAGGAAAAACTCAATATAGTTTTGAACCTCTTGAAATTGGTGATGGACCATTGAGTTCAACTAATTATGGTTATGATAGATATGATGTTCTTTATTTAACTGCTGGTGATGAGGCTGAAGTTCAAATATTAAAAGGAACACAAGGAACTAACTTTAATGCAACACCACCATCATTCACAACAGATGATGCTATTATCTTAGGATATGTATATCATTATATTGAATCAGGTGTTACACCATTAACTGCAACAACAGATTTCGCTATATTAACAGATTATACTCCTATATCAATGGATGAATCTGGTTATGTTCTATTAGATGGTATTACAATGTCTGGATATACATCAAATGGTGTAAATTATCTTAAATTAACATTTGATAATACTTTAGGTACAACAGATTATACAGACTATAAGAAATTAAGATATAGAGCAGTTTATGATGAAATGGAAGGTGCTTTAGACGATGGAAAAGGTGTTATTATAAATGCTACTAATGGATATAAAAAATATATCGAAAATGCAACGTTTAATGGTTATACAACATCATTTGATGCTACAATCGTAATTCCTATTGGAACAGATGTTTATACTAGTTTCTATAGTGTTGATTCATATAAATGGTTATTGTACTATATTGATAATGAATTTGTTATTGGTAGTACAGCAACAGATAGATTAATGACAACATTAGCGCCAGTTAGTGCTTTAGTTGGTTCTGGTCAAACTAACGCTGCAGGTGTTATTGGTAAATATTCAACTTGGTATTTAGATTATTACAATGGTGTAATCAATAACTATGATTATGGTTTTGTTGAGAATAGTGGTTCAACTAAGATATACTTAAAAATGTGGTTACAAAACACAGACAAATTATATATTGACTTTGTTTCAGATACTACAGGTGTATCACCAGAACCTATCACAGGTTGGAATAATCCATTAACATATAATGAAACATTTACAATTTGGTCAAACACAACAAACTATAAACAAACATTAGAAATAGAATGGTTAGATACATCTAAATTAGCAAACAATACTGTATATGAAATCAAAGTTGATAAAACTAGATACTCAGAAATTGGAAAAGGAAGTTTCATTGAAGCTTATTATGATGAAACAGCATCAGGTGATCCAAAGAAACTAACAAGAATTATTTCAGCTTTATCGGATCCAACAAATTCAGATTGGAAAATTCTTAAAACTGATGCACCAATCAAAATTACAACAATCGTAAATACTGAAGGTGATGATGATTATCAAACTATGGTTTATCCACAAGTTGATGTATATGTTGATACATATAAAGGTATTAAATTAGTACCATTCACAATTCATGCAGATTCTATTCCTAACGGAACAAATGTAAGACAGAATACTATTCTTGATGTAATGGCTAAAACAACAAATCTTGCAAAAGGTCTTATTAATAAGAATAAAATTTCTTGGAGATACTTAGTCGATTCATTTGGATTAGGTCTTGAAAGTCAATCAAAACAAGTACTTGCAGACCTTTGTGGTATGAAATTAAATTGTTTAGGATTTATTAATGCACCAAGCGTTAAAGAATTAAAAGATTCTTCAGACCCATCATTCATAAACGATGATAGAACTTTAAATACAGCATTCTTAATGGCTGGTGGTGATGAAAGTAAAAATCCTTCTCAATTATACTCTTTCGCTGATGGTGTTGGTAGAAGTTGCGTTGGATATTTCTTCCCTTATGTTAAAATTGATGACCAAGGTATTCCTAAAAATGTACCACCAGCAGCATGGTGTGCATCAACATACATGAGAAAATTCACTAGTTCTTCCGCAGCAATCGTTCCTTGGACTATCGCAGCAGGTATTAGTAATGGTAGAGTAACAGATATTGCTGGTGTTGAAATGGATTTCTCAGACGAGGATCTTGAAAACTTATATCAAATGAACCTTAACCCTATCGTTAAGAAAAGAAATGCTGGATTCTGTATTAATAGTGAAAGTACAGCACAAGTATTCCCTTATAGTTCATTGAGTTTCATACATTCAAGAGAAGTTCTTATTGAATTAGAAAACTCACTATACGATATGTTATTGAGATACCAATGGAGATTTAATACACCAGAAATTAGAGGTGAGATTAAATTTAGAGCAGATAAAATATGTAAAGATTTACAAGATAGAGACGCATTATATAATTTCAAAAATGTTATGGATGAAACAAATAATACAAACTATATTATTGATTTACAAATGGGTGTTCTTGATACTTACATCGAAATCATAAAAGGAATGGGAACTATCGTAAATAATATTACAATATTGAAAAAAGGTGATATTGAATCTGGTGGATTCCAATAAAATAAAAAGACTTTTGATGGACTTGAAATATAGTCCATCAAAAAAGTCTAAAATAGACAATATAAAAATTTATATATAACTATACAAAAAATAATTAAAACGATATGCCATTACCACATTTTACAAATATACAATCACACAACCAAGTTTGGGAGCCTGTATATAAGAATTTGTACGAAGTTGTAATCTTGTTGCCACCAGCAATTCAAGCTTTACATCCAGGACATGAAACCTTATTATTGGAAAATACAACAAAAATAAAATTTCCAACATATCCAGATATTGCAGCACAAGATCAAAGATTTAAGTATTCAACTAGAAAATTCTTAACATTTCCTAGTACTACTTCAACTGATTTTACTATTGATTTCAATATGAACCAAAATGAAGCTTATCAAGTATTTACTTGGAGAATGATGAAAGATTGGTATGACCTTGTATGGAATAATGAAGATGGTTCTGTTCATTATAAGAAAAATATTATATCTGATATTGTTTGCCATATTCATGATAAAGAAGGTCACGTTATTAGAAGAATTACCTATTATAATGCTCAAATTACTCAATTTAGTGGTTGGGATGATGGTGATTGGTCATCCACAGATTTAGTTTCTCTTAATGCAAAATTTATTGCTGACTATTGGGAAGATATGTACTACTAAAAATATTTTATTGGTTAATCGGCTGATAATCAATAACTTACAAAAAATTCGCAAGTAATTGTGAATTTTTTTTTGTTTCCCACTAATCTATTTTTAAAAATTTATATAAAAAGAAAAAATTATTATGAAAAAGATATGTAGTAAATGTAATGAAGAAAAGGAATTGAGTGAATTTCATAAGAAAAAAAACATGAAAGATGGTCACAGAAATGAGTGTAAAGAATGTGTCAAAGGTATTCAAAAGAAGTATAAAGAAGATCCGAAATTCATAAAAAAAGAAAAGAGTATGATAAAAATAGATATGAAGACAAAAAAGATGAGATACTCGAAAGAAAAAAAGAATATTATATTGAGAATCGAGATGTGTTATTAGAGAAGAAAAAGGAATATAGAAAAAAAGATGGTGTGAGAAAACGTGAAAAAGATTGGTATAATAATGTATATTCGAAAGACCCAGAAAACAAAGAAGTTATTTATAGGTATAGAAACAACAATCCGCATATAATTGCGTGGCGTTCTTTGTTATATTCGACATTAAAAAGAATAGGTAAGGAAAAAGAGGCACATACTATAGATGAATTGGGTTATAGTGCTGAGGAGTTAAAGTTTCATATTGAGAGTAAGTTTACACCAGGAATGACTTGGGAAAATCATGGAGAATGGCATATAGATCATATTATACCAGTAAGTGCTTTTAGTGAAGATGCAGATATAAAGTATGTTTGTGGTTTAAGTAATTTACAACCATTATGGTCGACTAATAGAGAGATAGATGGTGTGTTTTATGAGGGTAATTTAAACAAATCAAACAAACGCAAAAAAAAATTATAAAATTGTTTATGAAATTTAAGAATAAGATAAAGGAGTTTAAAATATTTCCTAAAAAATTTTTTATTTATTCGTCAAAATATTTAGCTTATATTGATATATCAAAGATAATAAGTTTTGTATTTTTATTGGTTATTATATTAACATTTATTGGTGGATGTATTACTGGTAGTTTAATGACGAGTGGTGTAGTTGATAAGACTAAATTAAATGTTGATAGTAAGTATGATCATGCAATTGGTGATATTGAGTGGAAAGATTCTATATTTTTTGAATATAGTAGAAAGGCTGATTTGTATCTTTCACAGAAGGAATTCGAGGGTACACCATTAAATGGTGATATTTTAAGTTTAGCTGCAAGGAACGCATATGATTCGACAGGAGTATTATTACCATTAGAATTAGCATTAGCACAGGCACAATGGGAGTCAAATATGGGTCGTACAGGTAGATCACCAGAAAAAAATCCATATAATATTGGTGAATATGATGATGGGACAGTTTTATATTTTGAAACAACATTTGATGGTGTTCAGTCATATTATTATTCAATGTGTATTAATTATCTATCTTGTTGGTCACTCAATGAATTATTTAACAATTTTGTAAATTGTGAAGGTATGAGATATGCTAGTAAACCAACATATGAAGAAACTATAAAGTATAAGTATTATCATATTCAGAAATGGATTAATGAGAATTTAAAACCGATGAAAAAGTATCAACAGATACGGTATAAAAAACATTTAATAATTTAATATATATGTTATAAAAATAAATGATTGTAATGTTAAAATTTGATGATTTTTTGAATGAAAAAAAATTAGATAAATTATCTGGTATAGTTTTAATAGTTGATGATAAGATATTATTAGTAAAACCGAAGAAATATAAAAAGGTTGATAATATGTGGTCTATACCCAAAGGTCATTTGGAGGATGATTTATCGAATTTAGAGACTGCATTATTGGAATTGAGTGAGGAAACAGGAATAAGTCTTAATATTGATGATGTAAGTATCCGAAATAAGTCTAATATATTTTATAAAAAATCTGGTGTTATTAAGCGATTAAAATATTTTGTGATAGTATTAAAAAACACTGATTTGAAGAAATATTTGAATGATGTTAAAAAATTGAAATTAAAGAATTATAAATCGAAAGAGATTACGAAATCAAAATTTTTTACTAAGAAAGAAGCTGAGAAAAGACTTGAACCTGGTCAATTTGCAATATTGAAGGAATTAAAATAAAAAAAGAGAAACAACGTTTCTCTTTTTTTTTTAATTATTTTAAAATTTAGGCATATTAAAGTTAGGTTTGAATGAATTGAAATCAGGCATTTTAGGCATCATTGATGATTGTTGTTCCTGTTGTTGTTCTTGTTGTTGTTTATTTTTTTCATTTTCGTCTTTGTTTCTTTCGTTCATTAATTTTATATATTCTTCAAATTCCCAATAATCCATCATATCAAATTCTGAAGGTGATATTTGTTTTTGCCACAAAAATTCGAATTTATTTTTTATCAAAGTTATCAAAGATACTTGAAATAACGAAAAGACTTGACGCTCCGTTGGGAAAGCTCATGTCAGAGTGGACCTCCCCGCCACACTCATTACAAGTCATTTTTATTCCTTTAAGACCAAATTCCATTTTATCAACGGCTTGATTGATTACTTGGAAAGTATACATGTCCATTTTTTTAAATTCTTCTTCTTTGGCTTTAATACCATCTTCTGAGATTGTTGTTCTATCCCATAATAGGAATGGTATGATTTTTAAGAATGAAACATTTGGTGTTTTTTGGTTTTGTACTTTAGTTTTAATGTCAGAATAGAATATTTCTTGTATTCCGATATTTGGTGGAGCCATTCTATATGTGCTGCCATTAATTTCAAATTCAAAGCATCTCATTTCTTTATTGAAATATTTTTCAATACGTTCTGGCATAGTATGATTTTCAAATGTTTTAGGATATTCAGAGTTTGATGTTGCTCTAAATGGTATTGATAATTCATTACTACAATGAGGACAATTTACTTCTTTAGCTAAAGAATTACCTTTTTGGAAAGTTAATTCTCTAATCATGAATACTAAATAAAGTCTATCACCATCTTTAATATCTTTATAAGAACCCTGTTGACCATTATGTAGTGTAACTTTTACGCAACTAGATAATAGTTGGTTCATTTTTTCTGTTACATCTAAAAAGTTTTTATCATCTACGACAGAATAAGATTGTACTTCATGTACTTTAGCTGCTCTAATTTTTATTTGAGTGCCATATTGGTAAAATATACCTAACGGTAATTCATCTAAATCTACACTTAAGTATTCTAATGTATTATAATTAGAATTTTTGTGTTGTTCTTGAAGGGTATTTTTAATTTCTTTAACATCTTTATTAGTTTCTGTTAAAAATTTACTTAAATAATCTTCTTGTTTTTTATTTTTATCATCCATGTTGTTAGAATTGTTTTTTTCTTATATATTTAGTGATGTCTATCCAACGGTGAATTATTTTTAAAAAATTGATGATTGATATTTAATTTTTAATATATAAGGAAAAAGATATAATTTTTAATGAAACCAAATAATAAATCAATACATTTTTGGGATTTGGATGGCACACTTTGGGACATAGATACCAGAATATGGATTGTAGATAAAGAAGAACCACATAAACCTATAATTAGGTTAGATAGATATGAAAAACAAAGAATGTTATCTGGCTTATATATTAAAGATGGTTTGAAGATACAATATAATGGTGAAGAATATTTTATATCAAAGGGTATATTTGAAAAAATAAATAAAAAGAAAATTATTCCTATTGAAAGATTAGGTGTATCATGGATTGAATTTATTGATGATAGTTATATAAACAATTCGAAGACAAAATTTTTATTTAATAATATTAGACATTTAAGAAATCAAGATGTTAATATTTGTATTCTAACAGGTAGAGCAAATAGAGGAAGACATGCAGAAATTTTAAATGAATTAAGAAAAAAACTTAGGGACATCGGTATCGAAATATATAAGATATATTTTGTTTCGGATAAATTTTATCAGAAGCAAAATGAAAATATAAGTTTGGATAAAGTACATATTCTTTTAGAACATCTGGTTGGTTTAAAGATTGAAGATGGTAAATTTAAACCATTCAAACAAGATTGGTTTAATAATGTTTATTTTTATGATGATGAAAAAATGAATATAGATTATGCAAATGATATACAAAATATTTTTGATAGGATATTGAAAAATACTGATGATGAGTTATTTAAGTTAGTAATGGAAAGATTAAATTCGTATGATTGTGTATTGAGTAATAATTTAATAACAAATAATGATGTAAATCTATTTGACACACATGAGGTTGTATTAAAATCACCTTCAAAATTTCCTATTAAAATTGATGATAAGTATATCAAAAATTTTAATAAATTTTTAGATGAGTGATATAAACGCAAAACTGTCCGAAAGAAATAGAATACTTGATGATATTCAAACACAAAAAGATTTTATTGAGGGTAAATTATACAAACCACTTCTTGATAAAATAACCTATGCAAAAAAAGAGAGAAGTAATTTATTAACTGAATTCAAAGAAAAACAGTTACAAGCTAGGCGTGAGAGTAATCCAACAATATTAAAAAACATTGAACAAGATTTAATATTACTTTGTAATAAATTATCAGATATTGATTCTAAGATAAAAGAATTAAATGATGAATTACAATCACTTAGAACAAAAAGTGCGAAAACACCATTAACAGTATTAGAAAATGAATTAAATAAATTATATGAAGACTTAAATCGAGTTAATGAAGAAATATCAACTATTAGAGAAAAAGATAGACGATTAGCTGAGGAAGAAGATAAACAAAAAAAGTTTTCTGGTTTAGATTTAAGTATTGGTGATTATCAAAAAGTTGTCATTGATGATGCTTTTGGTATTTATATTAATTATCCTAAAAATGAAGTGATATCAACGACAATAAGTTGTTTATTTGGTTCAGCTATAAACTCTATACCAAAAAATTATCCTTTGTCGAAAGAAGAGGTTATAAACAATTTATCAAATCTCAATTTTCCAGGTTTACCAACATTGTTGTCAATGTTTATAGACACATTATTGAAGGCTATTGGTCAAGGTTATGTTAAACAATTTTTCTTTTTCAAAAACACTATTGATTTACTAGCAGGATTTCAATTTGGTGAATTGTTAGGAACTTATATACCTGGTTTGGGTAAAATTGTTTCTGACATAAAATTATTATTGACTAATCCTGAAGAATGGATGTTTAAGAAGATGTTAGGTCCTTTATTTGATATAAATATTCCTATACCTGGTATAAGATTAGATTTAGGCGCTTTAATACCATTTTTACCATTTATTATTAAGTTACCTAGTATTGATCCTTGGGGATATTTCACTAAAGAAACGCCATTAAATATAGATATAAATCCAAAAGATATACCAACAAATTGGAGAGAAATAATTCATGCTGATGGTATAAAAGAACAAATTGTGCAAGAAAGTAATTTCAAAGATATTAGGAATAAAAAGATAAAAGAATTAGATGATAAATATGAACAACTACAAAATGATATTAATGGATATAATAAAAATACAAAACAAAAAGAAAAAAGTGTTCGAGATTTAAAAACATTAAATATACAATATAAACAACTAAAGGTTGATGTTGAAAAGAATAAATATTTATATGATTCGAGTAAATTAAAATTAATTGAGAAAGAGTTATCAATATTTTGTGAGAAAATTAATATAGAAACGAAGAAAATTGATAATTTATCTGCATTAGAAATTAAAGAACAAGAAAGATTAGATTCATTAAACAAAGATGAATTAAAATTTGAATTGGATAAAATAGTTGATGAAAGAAATGATTTAAAGGATCAACCAAATATTGTATTGAAAGATTTTAAGAAACGAGCATTGTTGATAGCATATGAACAGCGTTTTAATGATGATGAATTATATTTAAAATTGTCTAATTTATGGAATATTGGTGTTAATATTTTTAACAACAAAGTAACTGAATTTTTACAAAAGATTGGTCATAACTTTAAAGATGATAAATATATTGAAAAAATTGATCAGTTGAAAAGTTTTGGTTTTAAATTTAATGATTCAACACATTTGGAAAGATTATATGAACTTGGTTTCAGTTTGAATGATCCAAATCATTTATTGAAGTTATCTAAATTGAAACAATATAATATTGATATACTTAACACAGAACATTTATTATTATTTATTGAGATGGGTATGAATTTCAATAATGGTTATTTTGATAGTGTTGTTTTAGCTTTAATTGAATTGAATGTTAGTTTATCAGATATTGAAATATTGAAAAAATTAAACATGTTAGGTTTCAATTTTAACAATCCTAATTCACCAAAAAGATTAAAGATATTAAGTAAGTATATTGATATATCAAATGCGTTAGGATATGACAATGCTTTATCTCGTAATATAAATTTAAATAATCCTTATTTTGAAGATATTTTAATTAGATATAATAGAATTGGTTTAACTTGGGATGAAAGAGGTGTTGAAAACTTTGATCAAGAAATATTATCAACTGTTAAACGAGAAGATATTGTATTATTGTTACAAGTCATAAATTATTATAAGAATGAAGATGGTAATCTTAATATCGTTAAATATCTTTTTGATGGTAAAGATGGTGGTGTGGTAGATGACAAAGATTTTATATCAACAGATGCTACATATTTGAATGATTCCACATCTACATTCTTTTCAAATTTTGATATTACTGAACCAAGATATAGTATTGTTGGTAATGCTAATATAACTGATGAGATAAGGGGAGATAATTATATTATGAATAATTTAGGTGAGATATATTCAACAGATTTATCTTATTATGATTATGTAATTAATCCAATTCCAACGTTAAATAATTCAACCACAGGTTATACAAGAGTTTATTGGGTAAGTTTATTTGATTTTATGATAAATAGATATTCTAAATATGGTATAAAGATTGATCTTGATAAAAAATCAGAATTTGTATCTGAATTAAATCCGAACAATACAATATATGATAATAATGGTAAAATTTTAAAAGAATATGTTTATCCGAATGATAGTATTATCTACAGTAAGAAATTGGATGGTGTTTTAGAAATTCAAAAGAAATTAGAACTTTTATTAGATTTTGTTGATAATCAAGGTTGGATTATAAATGGTGTTAAAATTGATGATAATTATGGACAATTAGATGCACAGACACTAATTGATGCTACAAACAATTTTGGTATTAATTTACAATTAGTTGATATTAAGAAAGGTGCTAATCAAGTATCTTATAATGAATTGCAGGGAATATATGGTAATTTTGATAAGCTTGGTTTGAATGTTAGGGATCCAAATTTTCAAGATAAAGTAAAATATATGTCACAAAAACTTAAAATAAAAGCCGATGAAACCGTTATGCTTGATGTGAAAAGAAATGTGATTATGAGTTATTTTGATTATAATGATACAGAAGAATGGAAAACAATTGATTTGAGTACGACTAAAGTAGATCCTAAGTATTATGAAAATGAAAAATATAATGCCTCTTTTGAAGTAACAGAAATTGTTGATACAAATTTAAATAAACAACCAACAAAAACAATTGTTCAGTTTGATAGTTTGAATAAAATGGGTTTCAATTTTCAACAATATAGAATTGAATCAGGTTTAGAAGTTGAAGATTATGCAAATAAAATTAATTTATTGGTTGATGGATTACAATTTAATATGTCGGCTTTTCAAACAGTTGAGATAGTAGATGCTTTATGTGCTATTGGTTGGAATTTTAGTGCTAAAGATTCAATAGAGAAGATTACAAGATTAAAAGATTTAGGTTTTAATTTTTATATTCAACCAAAAAATGAAGATGAAAATGCTGCAGAAACAATGACTGAATTGAAATTCAAGGATATGAACGGTAAATTAAATTCTTTGATAAATTTTGGATTTCATTTTGAAAAATCAGAATGGAGAAATCATATAACAGAAATGATAAATCTTGGTATAGATATGAAACAAAATGACTTTGAATCTATAATATCTGAATTAATATCATTTGGTATAAATTTAAATGATATTGATTGGAGAACAAAAATGGTTAAATTAGGACAACTTGGTATTGATTTTAGAAGTGTTAGTGATATTAATACGGAAACAATTAAAATAGGTGATAAAAAGTGGGTTGGTCAAATGTCTAATCTAAGTATGTTGGGTATAAGTTTTGAAGGTGATAATTGGGTATCAGAATATAATAAAGCTATATCTTTCAAAACATTAGGTATAAATTATACTGATGTTGAAAATAGACAAAAAATAGCTATTTTAGTTAGTAATGGTATTGATTTTGAAAAACCAAGAGATGATTATATGCAAAAATTAGAATCTTTGGTTCAATTAAAATTGATAACAATTCCTGAAAGTGTTGAAAAACAAAAAAGTGATTTTTTAGTTGAAAGAAAACAAAAATTGGAAAAATATCAAAATGATATAAATCACTTGAAATCTTTTTTAAATGGTGATGCAATTACAAAAATAGATTCTGATATCAAAATAAAAAGAACGCAACAAAGTCAATTATTAATGGAGATAAATAGATTAAAAAGTGTTGATATTAATAATTTGAGTGGTGTTGAAATAACAAAAATAAGTATATTACTTGAAAAGCATTGTAAAGAAATAAGTATTTTAAATGACCAAATAAATAATGACTTAATTACTAGGGATAGTATAAAGAAAAAGAATATAATAGATATTGAAAAACAAATAGCTTTATTAGAAGAAAAGAAATTAAATTTAGATGATAAGGTATATTTATTGAATAGTGATATTGGTTTGTCTGAGTTGGAGAAATTCAAAGGTTTGGATAAATTAGGAATAAATTATTTTGATCCAAAATGGAGAGATAATGTAAATACGTTATTGGCTTATCCATTTAATTTTGCTATGCCAGATTGGAAAACTAAAATAAATGTTGTTTTTAAATTAATACCAAAGAATCCAATATTAAAATGGAGAAAAGTTATGATAAATATTATTATAACTCTTATAACTTTACCAATAAAGATTTTGATTGGTATTATTAAAATGTTGTTGGGATTGATTAAACAGGTTATTGGTATCCCATTAAATCCTGCAAATATTCCTGAATGGGCAAAAGGAATTATAACAAAATTTAATAATTTGATTAAGTTAATAACTAGTTTACCAACATTAGATGGTATGTTAGATTTCTTATTTAAAAGTACTGATGGTTTAATGTTAATTGATATTTTTGTTCCAGGTTTTTCTGCCTTTTTAGAAACTCTGAAAAATGTTGCATCTGGTTATAATGAACAATCAAATAATGCAAAAAAATCAATTTTAAATAAAAAGATTGAATTGAGTAAATTAGAAAATGATAAATTGAAAAAAAGGTTAGAATTAGAGAATGAATTGAAATTAAAAAAGAAAGCTTTAGATGGTGGTGATGTTAAAACATCGACAAAAGTAGAAAATACTAAATTAAAAAATAAACAGAATATTTTTGCGAGAAATATTGAAATGTTAAAAATTACAGCAAAAAATTCAGATTTAAGTGCGGAAGCATTGGATGTAATAAATTCAGAATTGGATAGAAATTGTGGTATTATAAATGATATAGAAAACCTAATTAAATATAATAATGAAGAATTGAATAATATATTAAATAAACCTAAAGAAGAATTACAAACTGAAGTAAATGATTTATCAACACAATTAAACAATTTAGATTCTGTATATAACACAGATGTTGTAAAAAATCAAATTTCTGCTTTAGATGCTAGTTCAAAGGAATTGGATGATAAAGCGCAAAAACTTGGTGGTTTTTGTTCTTGGAAAGATAACATAAATGAGATGATTGGATTATTAAGAGAAATAGTTGATTTTGAAAAAAATAAGGAAAATCCCTATCTTAAACAAATTAAGAGTAAAGAAGAAATACGAGATAATTTAAATAAAGAAGTTGAAAAAATTAATAAAACATTAAATAATACGTCCAATGATAAATTAAATAATGCGACAAATAAATTGAATGATAAAATAAAATTATTGCAAGATAATATATGTGTAAACAAGTCTATTTGGTCAGATAATGAATTTTATAATAATCTCACTAAATTACAAGAAATGGAAAGGTTAAAAGATTCATTGACTGAACAAAATATACAAACAAAACCTGTTAATGAACTTATAGAAGATAAAAGAACATTGGAAGATAATATATTAAAAACTCAAAAAGAGATTAAAGAATTAGAAGAAAAATCAAAAGAATTTAATGAAAAAAAAGAAAGTAAAATTTTGGAATTCAATAATGTTATAAATTCGTTTCCTGTTATAATAAATATTATGTGTTGCACACCTAAGTTCATTGTTAACATTTTTGTTGGTATGTTAAATGCTATCGGATATATGGAATATTTACCGATTTTGTGGGAATTTGATTTAATAAATTAACCAACATTTCTTGACTTTCCGATATTAATATATATTTATATGAAAACTAAAGAAGAATATATTGAAAAGTCTAATCTAATTCACAATAATTTTTATGATTATAGTTTAATACCTGATAAGATATTATCTAATGAAAAAATAAAGATAATTTGTCCTATACATGGTGTTTTTGAACAAAATGAAAAATCTCATCTTAAGGGTTTTGGTTGTAAAAAATGTGGAATTGATAAAATAAGAGATACTAAAAAATCTTTTATAGAAAAATCTAAAAAAATAAATGGTGATTTATATGATTATAGTTTGGTTGAATATAAAAACTCACACACTAAAGTTAAAATAATTTGTGCTGTTCATGGTGTATTTGAACAAACACCAAATGCTCATTTGAGTGGTAATAGATGTTTAAAGTGTGTGAATGAAAATCAAACATTTACGAAGAAAGACTTTATAAAAAAATCTAAAAAAATAAATGGTGATTTATATGATTATAGTTTAGTTAATTATATAAATAATCACACAAAAGTAAAAATTATTTGTAGAATACATGGTATTTTTGAACAAACACCAAATTCACATTTTAATGGTAAAAAATGTTTAAAATGTTATTTAGAAGAAAAAAGAAAATCTATGGAATTGAAATTTATTCAAGAATCTAAAAAGATAAATGGTGATTTATATGATTATAGTTTAGTTGTTTATGAAAAATCTGTTTGTAAGGTTAAAATAATTTGTCCAGTACATGGTGTATTTTTACAAACACCAAATAAACATTTACAAGGTCAAGGTTGTCCAATTTGTAAAGAGAGTAAAGGTGAAAAAGAAATATCAAAA